ATCCATTAGAAATTTCTAAACGAGCAACGAACGAAGATACGATTAAGGCTAAGCTTTCTGATGAAGACTTCAGAGAGTTCGTGATTAAATTTGGGAAAATAGAGGTTTTCTAAATGCGTAACGGGGATATCAGCAACGAGCTCCCCAAAAGAATACTTGTAGTGGCAGACATATTCTTGACTGTAGAGCTCAATGTAAAAAAGAAATATAAGTTAATTCCGTTTGTTCAAGTAGAGAAGAAGGTTAGACGCGACATACTAAGCGCGTTGTACCTTTACACAACTAACCGCGGTGTTACGTTGGAGTTAGTTTCTTACGAATTGACAGACGAACAACTTTCTGAAACGATGGATTATCTTGATAACACAGGGACTAATCCGTTTAGATACTACTCAGGCTACGAGTCCATTAACCATTTGGTTAGTGAGCTTCCATACAGGCCAGAGGTTATCGGCGTAATAGATGCACCAAGTAACATATTAAGATACGGACACTGGGGATTGGACTTCAATAGCTTATGAACAACGAAGCAAAGCTACTTAGCAAGATTATTGAAGAGCGCAGTGTCAACATTGTTCTTGAGCGCGGTGTTAATGAAGAATGGTTTTCTGATGCAAACGATAAGAAAATATTTCGTTTTATGCACAGCCACTACACCCAGTATCAAGAAACCCCAAGCCTTGATGTAATTGTTGATAACTTTCCTACTTATCAACTGCTTGAGGTCCCAGACAGCATTGATTACTTTTTAGACCGCCTTGTTGAGAACCGCCGTAAGTTATCTATCATCCACACAATTGGTAACGCTCTTACTTCTATTGAGAAAGAGCAAGACCATGAGGGAGCACTCCTTGCTATGGAGCGCGGGATTATTAAACTTGAGGAAGAAGGTTTAACACGGTCTACAGATTTAGAAATTACCCAAGCCGCTAAAACCGCTAAAGAAGAATACGAGTTTCGTAAAGCAAATCCAGGGCTACTTGGTTTGGCTACAGGTTTTCCTACGATTGACGCATCAACTTCAGGATTGCAACCTGAGCAGTTAGTAGTAATTGTTGCTCCTCCTAAGACAGGTAAATCAACCCTGGCTTTACAAATTGCTATTAACGCTCAGCTTGCAGGTAAAGTTCCAATGTTCCTTTCATTTGAAATGAGTAACACTGAACAGAAGAACCGCTATTACGCTATGCGCGCCCGTATTTCTTATCAACGCCTGATGACAGGTAGTTTGACGCCAGAGGAAGAAAGCAGATTTATTAAAGTAGTTTCTGAGGATGTTCCACAGATGCGGGATAAGTTTTGGTTTTCAGACTCCACCAATGGTCAGACTGTTAGCGCAGTAGCCAGCAAGATTCAAAGCAAGAACCCAGATATTGTTTTCATTGACGGTACCTATCTGATGATTGATGAGCAGACCAATGAGTCCAACACTCCTCAAGCGATTACTAATATCACTCGTTCTCTAAAGCGTTTGGCACAAAAGGTGAAGAAGCCAATTGTTATTTCAACTCAGGCATTGACTTGGAAAATGCGCGGTGGCAATGTTTCCGCATACTCTATTGGTTACTCTTCATCATTTCACCAAGACGCTGACGTTATCTTTGGTCTACAGCGCGTAGATGAAAACGTAGATGACACTCGTACTCTTCGCGTTATCGCTAGTCGTAACTCTGGTCTTACAGAGGCACAACTTCTATGGGATTGGAACACTGGCGCGTTTCGTGAAATGGATGAAGACGACTTAGCGCTATGACCGTAGATGAGATGACCGATACTCTAACCCGCCTTGGGATAGAGATAATTGGGAGTCGTGGTTATGAGATTCAAGCTCACTGCCCTGCTCACTTAGAACGCACAGGTAAAGAAGACCGCAACCCTTCTTGGTTTATTAATGCTGATTCTGGCGCGCATAATTGTTTCTCATGCGGTTGGAAGGGGAGTTTATATTCTCTAATTGCATATGTAACTGGTGTTGATTATGAGAAGGCTACAGAGTGGCTAGGTTCTACTGATAGTTTGGTTTCTAGATTCCAACGCCTAACGCGTGAAGAACAACCTAAAATTGAAGAGCCAACTCATATAACAGAATCAATGCTTAGCGCCTTTACAGAACCACCTGCAGAGGCTTTGCTATCTCGTGGTCTTCGCCGCGCATCGGCTTTGGTCTACGAACTTAAATGGGATGAGCGCAACAAGAATTGGATTATCCCAATCAGAGACCCGCTAACGAATAAGCTTATTGGTTGGCAGGAAAAGGGTTATGATCATCGTTACTTTAATAATAAACCTGCGGGGATAAAGAAGAGCGAAACTTTATTTGGATACGCACAATACTCACAAGGCGACTTGGTTGTAGTTGAGTCACCGTTAGACGTGGTAAGGCTAGTCTCCTTAGGGTTTGCTGGCGTAGCCACTTATGGAGCAACAGTCTCCAAAGCACAGTTCAATTTGATACGTGGCGCGGATAGGATTATCTTTGCCATGGATAACGATGACGCTGGAAGAGCATCTTCGCTAGCCCTATTGCATATGTGTGAAGAATTTAACACCGAAGCGTGGTTCTTCAATTATGCGGGGATAGAGGTCAAAGATGTTGGCGCTATGACACTAGATGAGGTAAGGTCTGGGATAACAACCGCTAAACATATGGTTAAAGGGGATAAAGCAATATGAAAAAAGCACTACTAGTCGTAACACTACTTGCAGGGTTTATTACACCTGCTCATGCAGATCAACCACAAGCTATTGCAGTAATTGATTCAGGTGTTGTAACTTCACAATTTTCAAACATCATCACCGAAGTTTGTATTCTTGAATACTCAATGTGTCCAAACAACAAAGCACAGATGGAAGGCGTTGGCGCAGCCAACATAGCCCCATCTACCAATGCAACTCTCACTCACGGTACTGAGATGTTATCTATTATTTCTAAGGTAAATCCTTCTGCAAAACTTATTCCAATTCGTATTGTTGGGGTTACGCCATCAGGGGCGCCATACCTGTACTCAAATAATGCCGTTAAGTCTGCACTTGATTGGGTTGTAGCAAACCGTGTTAAGTACAACATTACAGTTGTTAACATTTCACAAGGTAGAGTCTTTAGTGGGTGCCAAGTCCCAGCAGGTACTGCTGATGATGTAGCCACTCTAAAGGCAAACAATGTTGCAGTTATTGCTGCTACTGGAAATGACAGTAACCGCACCGCTATGGATTCAATTGCATGCTTATCAGACGTCGTTTCAATCGGGGCTACCGATAATCCTGATCCAGGCACAACTGGTAAAGCATATGACCCAACAGCAAAGCCATACATTGCTCGCTATAGCAACGGAACACCACAGACAAGTTTTTATTTAAATGCTCGTTGGTATGTTGCGCAACCAAATGGGGCTACTAAGTTTATGGTTGGTTCGTCTAACGCAACCGCAGCAATGTCAGGTTGGTGGTCATTAAACCGCAAAGCCACATGGCAAGACACGTACAACTTTATGGTAACTACTTCTAAGCCAGCATCTAACGAATGGTTGTCAGGAAAGTACGTGCAACTACCATGATTATTGGTTTAACGGGCTACGCCCAAAGTGGAAAAGACACTGTAGCCAAAATTCTTGTAGATAATTACGGATACACACGTGTAGCGTTCGCGGATAAAATTCGCGAACTTCTATACGAAATGGCTCCAAAAGTAGTTCTTGGCTACGATACGCATAGTAATGTTCAACTTATGGTTGATAGCTTTGGTTGGGATAAAGCTAAAACAAACCCAGAGATTAGAGCGATGTTACAGAAGTTAGGTATGGGCGCGCGCAAAGTATTTGGTGATGATTTTTGGATTAAACAAGCCTTAGCACCAGCCCTAAAAAATGAAAAGATTGTTGTAACAGATGTGCGTTTTACTAACGAAGCGAATATGGTTACTCACTTTGGCGGTCAGATATGGCGTGTAAAGCGTTTAGGTGTTGAGGCTGTAAACGACCACATATCTGAGTCAGAGATGGACGATTACAAGGTAGATCAGATATTTGTTAACAACGGTACAATAGAAGACCTTGAATCTTTAGTTAAGACGCGGATGAATGGACTTCTGTGACCTTCAAAGGAACTTTACTTCCTTACCAACCTGAGGCTGTAGACCGTATGTGTGAGCGCACCAAAATGCTGGTGGCTTACGACTTAGGGCTAGGTAAGACTGTTATCACTATTGCTGCGATTGAGCGGTTGATGGATGAGAACAAAGTTAGAGAGCCAGGGATTATAATTTGTTTATCCTCACTTAAATATCAGTGGGCTAATCAGATTGAGAAATTTACCAATGGAACTTCACGTGCTTTGGTCATTGATGGAACGCGAACCAAAAGAGCTGAACAGTACGAGCAAGCCTACGATTGGCGAAATTCTGGCGTGGATTACGTTATCCTCAATTACGAACAAGTCGTTAACGACTGGGAAAAGGTCAAAGAACTTCCAAGAGGATTTGTAGTATTAGACGAAGCTACGGCTATTAAGTCGTTTAGGTCTAAGCGCTCAAAGCATGTAAAGAAGTTATCTAATACCCCATTTCGTTTTGCACTCACAGGCACTCCTATAGAAAACGGTAAGCCTGAAGAGCTTTACAGCATTATGCAATTTGTAGACCCTACTGTCTTAGGGCGCTTTGACATATTTGATTCTACGTTTATTGTGCGTAACTCTTGGGGAGGCGTACAGCATTATCGCAACTTGCCTACACTTCACACTAAGATGAAAGAAGCATCTGTGCGTAAAGCGCAGAAAGATGATGACGTTGCACCCTTCTTACCTGATGCTATTCATAAAGACCCTATTGAGATTTACCTTGACCGCAAGAGTGCCAAGCTTTATCAAAGAATAGTCAACGACCTGTTAGCTGACTTAGAAGAAGCTCAAGACCTGTTTGGCTCTAACTTCAACATACTTGCTCACTACGGCATAGAGTCTTCTCGCGGTGGACCAGAGGATGAAATGCGTGGAAAGATTATGTCTAAGGTTGGGGCGCTTAAAATGCTTTGCTCACACCATGCACTATTAGAAACAAGCGCGGTTAAGTTTCATCAGATGAATGGTGAAGGTTCTGCATATGCTGCGGGATTAGTAGATGAGGGTCTGTTAGAAGATATCAACCATGCGGCTAAGTTTGAGTATCTAGTGCAGTATGTAAAGGACTTCTTAGAGCAAGATGAGGCTAATAAGGTAGTTATATTCGCTACCTATGTAGACATGCTAGACATGATTGCTGAGGCCTTAGGACCAGAGCAATGCCGTTTGTACTCAGGGAGAATAGACGCCAAGACCAAAGAGGAGAATAAAATTGCATTCAACACTGATGTTTCTGTTAGGGTTCTTATCAGCTCTGACGCTGGGGGCTATGGTGTGGACCTACCAGCAGCTAACCTTTTGGTTAACTATGACTTACCATGGTCATCAGGAACAGCCACTCAGCGAAATGGAAGAATAAAGAGAGCGTCTTCAACTTGGAAAACAATAGTTATCCAAGACATAATCATTGGTAACTCTATTGAGCAACGGCAGTGGGAATCTCTACAGCAAAAAAATGCCCTAGCAAGCGCGGTGATTGATGGTGAAGGTATTAATGAACAGGGCGGAATATCTATGAATGTGGGTAGTTTGAGGCAGTTCTTGGCTAACTCCATAGTTTAAACTTATCTAATGCCTAACGCACCTAAGACCCCGACTAGGACTATCCGCGTCCCTGATGACCTATGGAAGGCCGTCCAGAAGAAAGCTGCCTCTGAAAGCGTTACAGTTACAAGCGTAATTATAGACGCGCTGGAGAAATACTTAGAAGTTGACAAGTAGGTTCTAGCCTACTAATTTGGTGCTCCTAACCAGGGGAGTATTAAATGAATCTAAACGATATAAAGCAAAACGTCCGACAGTACATCCGTTTGAAGGATGAGATTGGCGTTTTAACTACACGCCAAACTGAATTAAAGAAGCGTTTATTAACTTCTCTAGACGAAGTAGAGCCTGATGATAGAGGTCACCGAGTTCTAGATTTAGAAGATGAAACCATTGGCGATGTGCGCCTTACAAAGCAACGCCGTGTTTCTAAAACATTAGATATGTCTATTGCTGAAAACGTTCTTAAGAAAAAGAAAATCTACGACCAGTGCATTAAGATGATTCCTACATTAGACGAAGCAGCAATCATGGCTGCGTTCTATGAAGGGCATTTAACAGAAGATGATATTGATTCAATGTTCCCAGCAAAAGAATCTTTTGCGTTCTTAGTAGATAACAAATGACAACTCCTATTTGGCAGAACGCCAACGACAGTAGCAATGAGCGCAAGGTTGCAGACAAACTTGCAGAGTTGTTAGGTTGGAAGTTCTACACGACTCCACGGTTTCACTGGTGCGACTACCACGTTAACCAAACATCAAAGGGCGGTTATGAGAATTACATTGGTGATATAGAGATTAAGTGGATGGGTATACCTTCTACAGAAGAGGTACGATTTCCACTAGAGAAGCTACAGAAGCTTTGGATGACAGAACCTATGTATGATAACCCTGAGGCATATAACCGAGTTTGCATCAGATACACAGATGGGATACTGTTAATCCCAGCAAAGAGATTACGTATGATTGAACCTCAACTAAGTCTTACCCGCGCTGATACAGGAGAAATGGATTTCAATGTTCACTTCACCGCAGCCACAGATTTTCCTAAAAATATGATGGGCATCATTGTTAAATGACAGATGACTTCATAGACTCAACTTTTGCTGACCTAGATAACTTCTATCCAGGAAGCAAACGTAAGCGCAAACCAGTAGTGGCTAAGAAGCCCGAAGTAGAGCCTGATTCCAACTGGGATTCAAAGCCCTACAGGAAAACGTTACCCAATGGCAGAGACCTTGAAATGTTTACTATTGGTGCACTTGCGGCGGCATTGGGTCGCCCTGTTATATCTATACGTGTATGGATAAAAGAAGGGCACATCCCAGCCGCACCCTACAGGCTACCCTCAACTAAGAATAAAAACGGTGGAGAGCATCCAGGACGTAGGCTTTACTCACGTGCAATGATAGAAAAACTAGTTGAGCTATTTAGCTCGGCTGGACTTCTTCATGTAAAGCGTATAGAATGGTCTTTACACCGACAACTCAGTAATGAGATTGCCGAGGCTTGGAGCCAAATCCGAGCAACCGAAACTAAAACAAACTAAAATAACATAAAGGATAAAATAAAAATGAGCGTAAACCGCACAGAAGAATATCTGCCAGAAAACGATGAGTTCACAACGGATGCAATTGCAGCCCGTCCAACTCAACAAGCAACAACCGCAATCCAATCAGGTTGGTCAGCAGCCGAAATTGCACCAGCAGGAGACTACCCTTCAGAATTTAAATTTCAAGAAGGTTTTCAAGTAGTTAAATTCCTAGACGAAGATGGCCCATTTGCTGTCTATCGCCAACACTTCCTTACTCAAAAAACTGAGGGCAAGCGTTCTTACATTTCGCTTGGTCAAAACGATCCACTATGCGTAAAGCTTGGAAGCAAGCCTGAAGAGAAGCGCGCATTCTCAATCGTAAACCTCAGTGCTGAAGGCGGTCCTCAACGTCAAATGTTGATTGCCAGCCCACGTTTATTCAAGTCACTTCATGCAGCACACTTCTCACCTCAAGGTCCTCTAACAAAGAACTATTGGGCTCTAAGTCGTACAGGTAAGATGCAAACAACCGCTTACCACATCAATCCAGTTAAGTCTCGCGATTTGATGGAAGACTGGAACATTGACGAAGCTACTGCAGAAGCCGCTGTTGCTTCTTTCAAGCCGTACACGCGCGCAGATATCAAAGAACCAACATGGGAAGAGCTTGAAGCAGTCGCTGCTTCACTTTCCTAACAACTAGATCGTTGAAGGGTCAGGCCAATATCCCCTGGTTCTGGCCCTTCAGCCTTAAGGGATAACACTTGAATATAATTACAACAAAAGAGCAACTTAAAGAGATGGTTGCGTACTATCTAAAACAAGATGCGTTTGCCTTTGACGTTGAAACAGTAGGTGATTTTCGTGGCATACCTGCGGTTAACGAGGTGCTTTGGATTTCATTAGCCACTCACGGGCGCGGGGATGTTATTCCTTTAGGTCATCCTAATGGAGATTTTATAGAGTTAATTCGTCCACTTACAGGACAAGGTGAGAAGAGAGTTGCAGCAGGATTACCAGCGCGCCCTCTTGACTATTCACGTGACGATAAGAAAGCAGAGAAAGTATTTGGACC